CAGCTCAAACGCCACAATCGGAACTGCCTATACAATAACGATTGATGAGCGGTGTTCTAAATATGGTGATGTAGATTTGTACTTCCTTAACAAGTTAGGCGGTGTTGAGTCATTTAGGTTCTCAATGCTCAAACGTCAGAATCTCACTTACAATCGGAAGTCATACAAACGCAATCCGTACACCCTTAATAACACAGCAGTAGAGTACCAAACAACTACCCAAGACCATCATAATACTGATTATTACTCTGATAAAGTGACTCGCTTTATTCTAAACTCTGACTTTATCACAGAGAGTGAAGCGGATTGGCTAAAAGAGTTGATAGGCTCTACTTACGTTTGGATGTATGACGGATCACTTAAGGCGGTCAACATTAAAACAAGCGAATACGAGAGAAGATACCACGTCAATGACAAGGTTTTCAATTTGACTTTAGAAGTAGAGGTTTCTTATAACGACAAATCACAAAGACGATGATAGAAATAATAGCTGAAGGCTATCAGTTAGAGGTAAATGATGATTTAAATCTACTCATTAATCGGGAAATTTCCGATTTAAGAGAACCAGAGAAACGCACTTCAGATTGGAGTAAGACTTTTACGCTTCCAGGTACAAAGGTAAATAACAAGTTCTTTAATGCTTTCTTTGAGGTAGGTAAAGTTACCATCGGAGGCAATATTCAGCAGATATCGGATTTCAAGGTAAACAAGAAGGCAAATTGCACAATAATTGCACATGGCATGGAGCAGCTTGTTGGCTTCTTGCGATTGACAGAAGTTGTGCTAACTGACACAAATCAGATAGAGTATAACTGCACGGTGCATGGCGAGACTGCTGACTTATTCACTAACATAAAAGATAAGAAGTTATCAGAACTTGACTTCAGCGAATACAACCACGTTTTAAACAAGACCAATATTGTCAATTCTTGGAATACGTCTATATGGTACGATGGTGCAAGTGGTACACCTTTTGAGTTGGGAAGAGGGTACACATATTCTCAAATGTTGCCTAAAAGAGCAACTAAAGGATATAACTCTAAAGAGTGGAGAGTAGATGACCATATTCCATGTTTGTACGCAAAGACGGTTATAGACAAGATATTCTCTGATGCAGGTTACAGATACACTTCAGACTCTTTCTTCAATTTAGAGCGGTTTAAACGGCTTATTATACCTTATACTAATTTAGGGTTTACAATTACAGATAGTCAACTTACAGATAGACTTTATCAGGCACAAGTAACAGGAAACACAACTCTTCCATCTTGGGAAAACAACCCAACAGGTGCAACCATACCTGCTGCCAATGACTCAACTGGAGGCAACTTTGATAATGGTGGTAATTACAATAATTCAACCTATAAATATACTTGTCCTGCAAGTGGTAGATATGAATTCTATGTGACGTTAGACGGATCTTCTGCACACGTTGAAACTGATGGGGCATTATGTAGGGCATACTTTGCAATATTTGTAAATGGAATTTTTACTACTCCAATAAATTTAAATGGTCAAATTCAATCAAATAACGCAGTATTTAATGAAACTCAAAGCAATTCAATATCTTTAGTAGAAGGGGATGAGGTAGAAATTAAGTTTGGTGCTATTTATGTCAATTCAACTTCTGGCAGTATTATAAGGCTTTCAACTATTGACATTACAAACAATACTTACGTTTTCAATAAATCAAAGTCAAGTGGATACGCTTATAAAACTGCATTAGACTTCGCTCATTTCTTTGTTGGAGAATACACACAAACCGAACTACTTGCAAACTTTGTCAAGATGTTCAATTTGTACATCGAGCCTACACAAGATTCAAAGGTTCTACGAATTCAAACAAGGGATAACTTCTATGTGGGTTCTGTAGATTGGTCTCAAAAATTAGACTACTCACAGCCTTACGAAATAGTACCTTACGGAGATATTCAAGGGAATCCGTACAAATTCAGTTATAAGGAAGGTCAAGACGAAGAAAACAAGCAGTATAAAACAAATACTAATCAGGTATATGGTGAGCGTACATATCGAATAGACAACGACTTCATCAAGAATGAGAAAAAGATAGATATCACTTTTGCACCTACTTTGCTTTACGAAGATGATAGTGTGTCTCGTTATTACTCTGAAGCAACCAATCAAGATGGGCAAGTAGGGGATTTGAGAATATTGTATTATGGTGGATTGGCTAACTGCTCAATTTACCGATTATACAACGAGGGCACTCCAGGTATCTCTGATAATCAAACAAGCTATCCTTTAACGCTTCACATAGATGATCCTGCAAATATGCAGTTCGATTTATTGTTTGGTATGCCTCGTGAAATCAAGGCTTATTTGAACCTTGAGTATAGCAATCAGAATTTAGTAAACACTTACTACTATCAGACCTTAACCGAAATAACCGACAGAGATTCAAAGATATTTAGAGGCTTCTTCAGAATCACTACAAAGGATTGGCAGACCATGAAGATGTCAAACCTTTACTTCTTTGAGGGACAATATTGGAGACTGCAAAAGGTGACTGATTATAACCCATTAGTTGACGATGTGTTTCAATGTGAGTTCTTATTGGTTAAATACTACAAGCCTTTCACACCTACTAAAAAGGGATTAGACTTTTCAGATGTCATTAACGCAGGTACAGGAGACGCACAGCAGATTCCTTTCTCTTCAAAAGGCGGCAGTACCGGTGCATCAACAAAAGGAGTATATGTCGGTAACTCTGAAGGCAGAGGAGGTCAAAACGTAGTAGTAGGAAACCTTAACGCAGTAGGAGGTGATTACAATGTAGTTACAAGTTCGGAGCGTGTTATCATTCCTGACGGTTATGACAATATAACTGCAATCAGATGTGACAACTACCAACCACCTTATTCAGATAGGCTTTATGTAGAAAACTACCCTTGCTTGGGAAGTTGGATGTCAGGCGGTAAGGTTACAAGTATAACTACGGCAGATTCGCCATATTTAGCCACTTCTGAAGATTGGTTAATTCTATGTAACACGGATGGCGGAAATATCACCGTAACTCTTCCAACTCCATCAGCAGAAAACAGCGGTAAGATGTACACGGTTAAAAAGACGGCATCAAATCACTCGGTAACGATTAACGCAGGAGACGGTTCAATTCTTATAGATGACGCAACATCTCACACAGATAACGCTAAAAACGGCTACGACCAAGTAGTTAGTGATGGCACTCAATATTGGATAATAACACACGGACATTAATATGGCAATAGAAACTTCAGTTAATATAGACGTAAACGTAGACGGGACAGCTACGGTCAAACAAGCAGCACAAGGCTTTGAAGATTTAGGAGATGCGGTTGCAAAAACCCAACGAGAAGTTGAGGCTCTGGCTTTGCAATATGGCATTAATGATGAACGCACACAAGAGGCAATAAAAAGAGCAGGTCAGTACAAGGGGCAACTTGAACAATTAGACCAAGCTATTGATGCGAACAAAGGTGGCATTGACCAAATGTTCAGAGCGGTTCAAGGTGTTGCAGCAGGATTTGAAATTGCAGCAGGTGCTACGGCTCTCTTTGGCTCTGAAAGTGAAGACCTTAATAAAATTCTGATCCGTGTGCAGGGTGCAATGGTATTTGCACAAGGTTTACGAGACTTGAAAGAATTTGTACCTGCGATAAAAGCGGTTAATAGTGGTTTCATTAACATGATTAAAACTCTTAATGGGGTTAAAATCGCTTTAGCTGCTACTGGTATAGGTGCAATAGTTGCTGTCATTGGTTTGTTTGGTGAGCAGATAGGTGAACTATTTGACAAACTAAAAGAGAAGTTTAAAGGCTTTACCGATAGCATAGGACTAACAAAGTTTGCTGCAAGAGAAGCAATAAAAGCACAAGAGGCTTTAGTTGATTCTTTAAATAGAGAACTTGCTGTAATGGAAGCACGAGGGGATAGTGAAGCAGCACTATTTCAGCAGAGGCTAAAGATTGCACAAGAAGAGGCTAAACTTGAAGAGCAAAGACTTGCTATTTTGTCAGAGTCAGAAGATGGTTACGCTGCACAGCAAAAGGCTGCTTTAGATGCTTCAAATAATATTGTTCTAACTAAAGAGCAAGAAAATAAACGCTTAAGAGATGTAGAAAAGGAAAGAATTAAGAATATAGAGGATGTCAATAAACAATTATTTGATTTACAAGTCCAAGAGATACAAGCAAATAAAGATAGACTTCAGCAGTTAACTGATTTACAAAAGCAATATCAAGCAGATTCTAAAGATAATGTAAAGGCTGATTTTCTTTTAAGGTTTAATGAGTTATCAAATCAGTTTAAACAAGAAAGAGATTTACTTGAGAATGCTCTTGACATGGAGTTGATTACTGAAGATGAATATGATAAGTTACAACTTGAACAAGACGCATCTCACCAAAAAAGACGCAGAGCATTAGAATTGCAGTATTTAAATGCAAGGTTAGACCAAGAGCAGCAACTAACTGAAGAGACTTTCTCTATTATTACAAATCTAACCGATGCATTTACAAGCAACCAAGCCAAGCAGTCAGAGGAATATTTTAAAGTACAAAAGGCTTTCAATATTGCTCAAGTTTTAATTGATACCTACTTCGCAGCACAGAAAGCGTACAACTCACAGATGACGTTAACTCCTGACTCACCTATCAGAGCAACCATTGCAGCAGCAGCAGCAGTTGCCTCTGGTCTTGCACGAGTAGCAGCAATCAAAAGAACAGAGTTTAATCGTTCAGCACCTCAAACAAGTTTTGGTCAGCAAAGCATACAAAGTGCAACTATAAGAAGTTCATCATTACCTCAAACAAATGACATTTTAACTCAAAATAGGCGAGTGTACGTTCTTGAGGGCGATATCACAAGAACACAGCAAAGAGTAGCATCTAATCAATCAGTAAGCGTGTTAGGTGGTTAAAATTGAGCCAATTAAACTAAATCACTAATTATAGAAAATGGAATTACCCGTTTACAAACTGATAATTAACCCAGATGACGAAACAGGAGTAGAGTTTGTTTCGCTTGTAACTAACCCTGCAATAGAAAAAGATTTTCAATATTTCAATAAACAAGATTTTTTCAACGACTATCCTAAAGCAGCAAGTCAAAACGCACAGAGAGGAATCAATCTAAACGAGGCTATCGGCAATGAGTGTGCAACTTTAGTAGGCAAGAACAGAGCAAGGCAATTAGTTGCTAACGAGAATCTCTCCATCGAAACTATTAAACGCACTTACTCCTATTTGTCAAGGGCTAAAGAATATTACAACCCCTCAGACACTAAAGCCTGTGGAACTATCTCTTATTTGTTGTGGGGTGGTGAAGAAATGTTGAGATGGACTGAACGCAAACTTGAAGAGTTAGAATTAAGCAAGGCAAGAAAAGCACGTTTTGAGATTCAGAATGAAGAGAAGCGTATTATCTCAGGTGCTGCAATGATTGCTGATTTACCGATTTATCGTTACGACGAAACAAGAGGTGAATATTACGTTGTATTTGACAAAGAAACCATTTTTGAAATTGCTAAGAAATGGGCAAGAGGTGACAAGTATGACGCAGTAAACATTCACCACGACAAACAAATTAACGGACTTTCTCTACTTGAATCATTTATCGTTGACAGAGAGCGTGGCATAATGCCTCCAAAAGGTTACGAAGAAGTTGCTGACGGAAGTTGGTTTTTGTCTTATATAGTAAACGATGAGTCTATATGGCAGAGAGTAAAAGAGGGGGAGTTTAAAGGATTCTCAGTAGAGGGATTCTTTGACTTTGAAGAGACCGTAGAAGACAAGATTGCCAACGCTATGATGAAGAAACTAAAAAGAGTGTTGGAGCAATGGGACGGTAAAAATTGAGCCAAAAAAAACAAACCACTAATTATATATAAAATGAATTCAAAAGAAGTAATCCAAGAAATCAGAACCTTGTTAGGTTTCTCAGAAGAGAAACAAGAGGTGAAGATGGAAACTGCCACATTAGTAGATGGCACGATCATTGAATGGGAAGGTGAACTTGCAGTTGGTACTGCAATCTTTGTTCAAACAGGCGAAGGCTTAATACCAGCTCCTGATTCCGTACATCAAGTAGAGGGCGGTATGCTTGTAACTACTGAAGGCGGTATTGTTACCGAAATCGTTGAAGTTGAGCAAGAAGTTGAAGTTGAAGTTGAAGCTAAAGAATTTGCGACTGTTGAAAGTTTTAATTCTTTGCTAGACAAGTTCAATGAAGTTGTAGCACGTCTTGAAGCTATCGAAAAGAAGAACGTAGAACAAGAGGCTAAATTCAACTCAATGAAAGACATCTTCTCTAAGACCGTTGACTTAGTTGAAAAAGTAGCAGATTTACCATCTGAAGAACCACAGAAAGCACCTGCAAAACTTTCTAAGAAAGAAGAGCAGTTTGCAAACATCATGAAAATTGCACAAACCCTAAAAAATAAATAAAAAAATGGCATTTAACGTATCAGCCTTAGCAAATTACACCAACGAGCAGTCTACAGAGTTAGTACTTAAGTCTTTGTTTGGTGGCAAAACTGCCGCTATCTTACAAGCAGCAGGTCAAGTTCAAGTAGGAGTAAAATCAGCAGAGTCATTGAACATCTTAACTTCAGATGTTTATTTCCAAGCTGACGGATGTGGTTACACCGCTTCAGGTAACACTACTTTCACTCAACGTAACATCACCGTAGGTAAAATCAAAGTTGAAGAGACTTTGTGCCCTAAAACTTTGGAAGCAAAGTGGATGCAGACTCAAATCGCTCCAGGTTCACCAACTGAAGTACCTTTCGAGGTTCAAATCGGAACTGACAAATCTAACAACATCGCTAAATTGTTAGAAGTATCTATGTGGCAAGGTGATACTGCAACAAGCAACACTAACCCTAACACTAACCGTTTTGACGGATTCACTAAAATCATCGATGCTGCTTCTGCTTCTACAATCGCAGGTAACACTTCATCTGCAACTGCAATCACTATTGCTAACGTAGACGATTTGATTGACAACATCTACGCTGCTGTTCCTGCTGACATCGCAGATTCTGATGACTTGGTTCTTTGGGTAGGTATTGATACTTTCAAGAAGTACACTACTGCTTTGAGAAATAACAACTTGTTCCACTACGCTGCTGACAGCGAAGGAATGGAGTTAATCATCCCTGCAACTAACATCAAGATGATTGGTGTAGGCGGATTGAACGGTACTAACAGAATGTTCTGTGGTCGTTTGAGCAACTTCTTCGTAGGTACTGACCTTGCAAATGAGGAAGAAGAATACAAATTCTGGTACAGCCAAGATAACGATGAAGTTCGTTTCCGTGCAACCATGAAGTATGGTGTTCAGATTGCGTTCCCTGATCAAATCGTTCAGTTTAAATTAGCATAAGGAGGTAGAAAATGGCTTGTAACTTAACCGCAGGTTTTACTTTAGATTGCAAAGATTCAGT